TCTTTTTAAGAAGCCTAAGACTCCTGACATTAAGGTCAATGCTCCTGCTATTGAGAACCCTGTTCTTGAGCCTGAGGCACCTGAGCTTGGGGCTGAGGAATCTGAAGAACGCAAAAAGAATAAGGGAAAGAAAGCCTTAAGGATTGACTATGTTGGTTCTGCACGAGGGACTAATCCCCTCTAGTAAGGTCTATAAGATTTGTGTCTTAAAAGGTAAAGAAGACATCAAGATCTTAGATTATATTTTTGATAAGGGAATTGAGCTGATTAAATACAATCCTAATTCCCTTCCGTTTGTCTCTAAGTATTCTAATAAAGATATTGCCTATGATTTTCTAAAGCAGATTGTCTTTTCAGAAGATAATAGCGGTTATTGTGTACTTAGTTGTTATGATAAGGATATGGAACTCGTGGGCGCATCCCTAGTGTCTTGGGGGAGTCCTTGGTATGCACCTACGAGTATCCAAGTTATTAACGAAGAATGCACTGTAGCTTTTAAGCGAGGTGTTGGTTTAGCTAGAGCCTTGGTGTATGTCTTAGAAAAGACTGCAAAGGATAAAGGCTTTAAACTGGTAATGTTCTCTAATGCGAATCTCCCTAATAGAAAGATGTTGGAGAATACCTATGAGAAACACCTAGGTTATTCTTCATACAAAACATTTTATAAGGAAATTTAAATGGGATTCTCAATCAAGAAAGCCTTTAAGAAGGTTGCTAAGGTGGCTACCTTTGGTGCTTACCATGGTGGCTCTGGCGGTGGTGCTGTTGAGGCACCTACTCCTGCTCCTGAACTTGAATTGACCAATCAGGAAGGTGAAGCCGAGCAGGAGGAAGAAACTACCAAGGTTAAGTATCGTAAGGGTAAGAAAGCCTTGAAGATTACCAAGGATGATACGCCTTCTACTGGTGCAGGTCGTAACATTGTCTAACGAAGGTTGGGATTGGTAATGGAAGGTTGGAATGGCAACTAATACTGAACATGCTGCAGGTAACATCCCTCTTGAGGGTGCTAAGGTTACCTATGACAAACTGACTACCGACCGAGACCCGTATACTCAGAGAGCAGAGAAGTGTGCGACCTACACGATTCCTATGCTTTTCCCTAAGGAATCTGATGATGGTGGTACGAACTACACTACCCCATATAACTCTGTAGGTGCTAGAGGTCTTAACAATCTTGCTTCTAAGCTTCTCTTAGCTCTTCTTCCTCCGAATCAGCCCTTCTTCAGACTTGGGCTTGACTCTGAATCAACCATCATGCTGAATGAATCTGGAGATACCCAGATGAAAGACAATATTGAATATGGTCTTTCACTTATGGAACAGCAGATGATTAAGTATATGGAGTCTCAGTCTCTCAGGCCTACTCTCTTTGAAGCAATCAAGCAGTTGATCCTTGCAGGTAATGCTCTCTTGTTCCTTCCTCCTGCTGAGGGTGGTATGAGATGCTACAGCCTTAGAGAGTATGTGGTACAGCGAGATGCTATTGGCAATGTCCTTCAGATTATCGCTAAGGATACTGTAGCTAGAGGGTCACTCCCTGATAACATTCAATCCTTACTCCCTGAAACTGGTGACCAGTCTCTCAATGAGAAGGTGGATATTTATACGCATATCTACAGGGTTGCTGAAGGTGAAGGTTATCATTGGGAAACCTATCAGGAAATCGCAGGTGAGGTCATTGCAGGTTCTGAACAGCAGTACCCTGCAGGTAAGACCCCTTGGATTCCTTTGCGATTCACTAAGAAGGATGGTGAACATTATGGGCGATCCTTCGTTGAGGACTATTTGGGTGACTTGATCTCTCTTGAGAACCTCTCTAAGGCAATTGTAGAGATGTCTATGGTTGCATCCAAGGTTCTCTATTTGGTTTCTCCTGCTTGTCAGACGAACATTAGAGCCTTGGCTAAGGCTGAGAATGGTGCATTCGTAAGAGGAAGACAGGAAGACATTGTTCCCATGCAATTGAATAAGAGCATGGACATGTCTACTGTGTTGACTACGGCACAGCAGATTGAATCTCGCTTGTCTTACGCATTCCTTTTGAACTCTGCAGTTCAGAGTGGTGCGGCAGGTAGAGACAGAGTTACAGCAGAAGAGATTAGATACGTTGCAGGTGAGCTTGAAGACACCTTGGGCGGTGTCTATTCCCTCTTGTCTCAGGAACTCCAGTATCCTCTTGTTGGCTGTGTCTTTAATCAGATGCAGTCTCAGGGTTTGCTCCCTGTGCTTGATGAGAGTATTGCTGAGATTGAACCTACGATTATTACGGGTGTTGACGCTCTTGGTAGAGGTCAGGATCTTAACAATCTTGCTCAGGCATTGCAGATTATGCAACAGTTCCCTGAATTCCTTCAGGCTCTTAACGTAGGTAACTTGGCTACACGTATCTTTGCGGCGGCTCACATTGACGCTACTGGTCTTGTGAAGACCCCTGAAGAACTTCAGGCAGAACAGCAGGCCGCTATGGAACAGTATGCACAACAGCAGGGTATTGACGCTTCTGCCCAGATTGCTACTGAGGAAGCAAAATCACAAATGGAATAATAAATAATGGAAGACAATTCTCAAGTTTATGATACGCCGTCTCTTCAGCAGGAAGCTGAGGCTAATGGCATTGAAATCATGGAATCTAGCACTGACCAGATTCAGTATGATGACAATGAAGGTGTTCCCCCTGTCGAAACTGAGGGGGAAGAACCTTCCACTAATACCGAAGGCAATTCCGAAGAAGGTGATGAGTCTACTGCAGATAATAAGGAAGAAGGTGAGAAAGACCTTCAGGAAGAAGTAGACAAGCACAGTAAGGCAATTTCTTCGATTAAGGAAGACCTTAAGGGTAAGGGTGTCGACTTCAATAGTGCAGTCAAGGAATATGAGACCAAGGGTTCTCTTTCCGAAGAGACTATTGAAGCCCTCAATAAGGCAGGCTATCCGCCTGAAGTTATTGAAGCCTTTATTGAAGGTCGTGTTGCTATGGAGGAGCGTTTCACCAAGGCTATTTATGAGTCTGTTGGTGGTGAAAAGGAATACCGTAGCATTGTCAATTGGGCTTCTCAGAACCTTACTAAGAAGTCTATTGACGCATTTAATCGAGCCATCGACAACAACAACATCAATGCAATCACTCTTATGCTTGAAGGTATGAAGGCTAAGATGGTTGCCAAGATGGGTACCGCCAAGAAGTCTATTCATGGTGGTGCATCAGCTCCTAAGGGTTCACCTAAGGGTTACACTAGCAAGGCTGACATGATTAAGGCTATGTCTGATCCTCGTTATGGCCGTGATGCAGGGTATACCCGTATGGTTGAACAGCAGATGTGGGCAACTAATTTTTAATTTTATTTAACAACAATTTTAATAGGAAACTATAAACAATGGCCACTCTTGACGATTCTGGTATCTCTAATCCTGGTCAGAAGCCCTCTGCAGGTGATCGTGATGCTCTCTTTATGAAGGTCTTTTCAGGTGAAGTCCTGACTGCCTTTGCTCGTAATACGGTGATGATGTCTCGTCATCAGGTTCGAACGATTGACCACGGTAAGTCTGCTTCGTTCGCTGTTATGGGCCGTACCCGTGCTAAGTATCTTGCTCCGGGTAACTCTCTTGACGATCAGCGTAAGAAGTTTGAACACTCTGAAAAGGTCATCGCTATTGATGGTCTTCTTACTGCTGACTGCCTCATCACTGATATTGATGATGCTATGAACCACTATGACGTTCGAGTTGAATACTCACGTCAGCTTGGTGAAGCCCTCGCTCAGTCTGCTGACTGTGCTATTATTAATGAACTTGCTAACTTGGCCGCTAGGGGTGCCACTGTTCCGGAAAATATTCCTGATAATGGTACTGGTGCCGAAAAGGTTAAGGGTACGGGCAAGGCTTTCGAGTTTGCAACGGGTCTTGACCTTTCTCAGTCCGCTGATTATGGCAACAAGATCATTGAAGGTCTCCTTGCCGCTCGTGCCGCCTTTACGAAGAACTATGTTCCGATGGGTGACCGTTACTGCCTCCTGACGCCTGAAGGTTACTCTGCTCTTATTAAGGCTCTTATGCCTGACTCAGCTAACTATCAGGCTCTCTTCGATCCGAACTCTGGTAAGCTTCAGACGATTTGCGGTTTCGAAGTGATTGAAGTTCCGCACCTCCTCAACGATGGTGTTGATGGTAAGCATACGCTCAATACGAAGCTTACTACCGCTAACCTTCAGGGTATTGTCTTCCATCGCTCTGCTGTTGGTACGGTTAAGCTGAAGGATCTTGCTATGGAACGTGCCCGCCGTGCTGAATATCAGGCTGACCAGATCATTGCCAAGATGGCGATGGGTCACGGTGGTCTTCGTCCTGAAGCCGTTGGTGTCTTTGTTCAGACTGCTCAGGTCTAATAATGACTCTTGACAGAATCCACGAGGCTTATAGCAATACGTTTTTCTGTCAGTTAAGCAAGTGGGGTAGTACCCTCTCTCTTGAGGAGGCCAAGTCTCTTGGTCTCCCTGTCGATGTCTCTGTTGACAAAGAGAAGGCTACCCCCGCTAAGAGACCTGCTAGAAAGCCTAAAAACAATAACAATAAGGAAGAGTAATGATTATTACACCTAGTAATGAACTTGATGCTGTGAATGAAATCCTGTCGTCCGTAGGCTCAAGTCCTGTTAACTCACTTGAGGACGACCTTAATGTGGATGTATTGAATGCTAAACGCATCCTTAGTGCAGTTAGCACCGAAGTTCAATCTAGGGGTTATCGCTTCAATACTCTTAATAACATTTATCTTACGCCCGATTCTGATACTGGGCTTGTGCCTTTTGCCCATGATTATATCAGGGTGTTTTCTTCAGGCTACAAGCTAGTTAACAGATCGGGCTATTTTTTCGACCTTGAGACGGATACCAATGAGTTCCCTGAAGGTCTTACTGTTACAGAACTTGTTAAGAAGCTTCCATTCGAAGAGCTTCCTGTTGTCTTCCGTAAGTACATTACGGTGAAAGCCGCAAGAACCTTTCAGGTAAAGTACTTGACTAGTGCTGATATTGATGCGTCACTTCAGTATGAAGAAGCTACTGCTTATGCAGACATCGTAGACTATGATCTTATGTCTGGTGAATACAACATCTTCAGTGGTGACTCGTTTATCTCTCAACAGATTCAGAGGAGCTAAGGTATGCCTTTGGTTTCTCAAAGTGTGCCCTCATTCAAGGGTGGTGTCTCTCAACAGCCTGACATTATCAGATTCCCTGATCAGGTTACTGAGCTTATCAACGGTTTCCCTAATGAGGTTGAAGGTCTCCAAAAGAGACCCCCTACGATCCACGTTAAGCGTATCTCGGACAAAGTAGATACTAGTAAGAAGAAGTATCACATTATCAATAGAGATGAAACAGAGCAGTACATCCTTCAGTTAGGCAGTGGTGAGTTTCAAGTGTTTGACCTTAACGGTAACGCTAGATCTTGCTCTTTTGAAACTGATGAGGATAGACAATATATCATTGCAGACAACCCGAAGGAATCCCTTAAGGCTGTTACTGTAGCTGACTATACCTTTGTCTTGAATACTGAGAAGGTTGTAGATGCTGTAGGTGGAACTTCCCCTTCGGGTGCATCAGACACTGCTCTTGTGTACATTAAGAATGCACAGTATGCTAAGACCTACGCTATCTATATTGAAGGGGTGTATATTTGTGGTGTGATTACCCCTGATGGTGGCGAAGCTAAACAGGCAGTTCAGACTACAACGGCATTCATTGCAAGAGCTCTTTATTCGCTAATGTCTACAGGTAAGAGTCCTGATGGTAAGAACCCTGACGTAGAAGGAAATTATGATGCTCTCCTAAATCAGATGGGCGGTAGAGCTTCTATGGGGTATTCTAGGTCACCTGCTAGTGTTGGCAATTATAAGATTGGCCTTGTTGGTGACTCCATTATTACCATTCAAGCTAAATCTGGAAGGACACCTCCTAAGGTACTCGTTAAGGATGGCTTTGGTAATCAGAATGCCATTGCCTACATGGGTAAGGTTACGGCTGTGAATAAGCTCCCTCCGCTTGCCCCTGAAGATTACATTATGCAGATCTCTGGTGAAAAGAAATCAGAGGATGATGACTTCTACGTTAAGTGGGATGACCTTCATAAGGTTTGGAAGGAAACTATTGCACCCAGAATCCCCTATAAGATTGAACCTAAGAACATGCCTCATGCTATTGTCAGAGAGTCTGACGGTAGCTTTAAACTTAAGAAGTTGCCTTGGGTAGACCGAGGTTCTGGTAATGAAGACACTAATCCTGATCCGTCTTTTATTGGTCGGCGTATTAATGATATTTTCTTTTATAGAAACAGACTAGGCGTAATTGCGGATGAGTCTATCATTCTTAGCTCAACTAACGACTTCTTTAATTTCTGGTTTAAGTCTTCAGCCGCTATTGCCGATACTGATCCTATTGACGTTTCAGTGTCTTCTAACAAAGTAGCTACGCTTACACATGCAGTCCCCTTTGCCAGAGAGCTTATGCTGTTCTCTAGAGAAGGGCAGTTTGTCTTGTCTAGTGATGGTGTCATGGCTCCTAAGAGTGTTAAGTGTGACCAAATCACTAACTTTGACTACAATCCTGAGGTTCAGCCTATCAGTGTCGGACCGAGTATCTTCTTTGTCAATGACAGAGTTAACTATAGCTCTCTCATGAGATACTATTCATTGCAGGACGTAGCTGACCTTAAGGATGCTGAGGATGTCTCTGCACATATTCCTACGTACATCCCTAGGGGTGTCACTAGGTTGTCAGGGAATACAACTGAGAATGTTGTTACGTTGGTGAATACTAACAATCCTAACACTGTGTTCTGTTATAAGTTTATCTTGCAGAATGGTGTAAGTGAACAGCAGTCTTGGTTTAAGTGGGTCTTTGGGTACAAGGGTACTGAGGTAGTCCTAGCAGAGTTTGTAGGCTCAACTATTTACTTCCTTATTAACTCTCCTAATGGACTGTTCCTTGATAAGGCACAGCTGACTGGCAACACCCTTGACTTCCCTGAGGAGCCTGTAAGACTCTTCATGGATAGAAAGGTTGAATACAAGATCCCTGAGGACGCTAAGTATAGCGACTTTGAGGATTACACTGAGTTCTCACTTAAGGATGTCTATGGATATGTTTCCAAGAATACTGGTGAGTATTCGTACTATGTAGTTGCTAAGGACGGTTCTGTATGGGAGTTTGGTGATTGGGATGAAGCTGAAGGTAAGCTCAGGCTCTATGGTGACCATAGGGGTCAGAGTGTCTTCATAGGCACTTCCTATTACTTCTATACTGTTTTGTCTAAGCAGAACATTAAGAAATCCACAGCTAATGGTGGTGTTGTTTCAGAAGACGAAGGAAGACTACAGCTTAGGTATTACTGGTTTAACTACTCTAAGTCTGGTGTCTTTGATTGTCATGTTAACAACGAAATCAAGAACAAGCATTTCAAGTATACATTCACAGGTAGAAACCTAGGTGAATCCCGAACTAAGCTCGGTGCTAATAACTTGTACACGGGTAAGTTTAAGTTCCCTGTACAAGATGATAACAATGATGTTGCCATTAGTGTATCCTCGAATGCTCCTCAACCTCTTAACATTATTTCAGGTGGTTGGGAAGGACTTTACATTAGAAGGAACTCAGCAGTATGACGTTACTACCCCTCACTCCAGAACAGAATAACATCCTTTGTGAAATGGCTAAGTATGCCATTGAACATTGTGATGAAGTAGATATTCCAATTGAACAATTCATTCATGAAGGTGTTTACTATAGGACTTGTAAAGTACCTAAGGACGTAGCTATAATTGGAGCTTTGATTAAGATCCCCACAACTGTCATTGTTAGTGGTGATTGCTATGTGACCTTAGGTAACACTGTAGGGAGACTTGAGGGGTATAGCGTTATCAAAGCTGAGGCAGGACGCAGACAGGCATTTAGGGCTATCAAAGATACTTACATCACGATGTGTTTTAGGACTGACTCTAAGGATGTCAAGGAAGCTGAGAAGGAGTTCACTGATGAGTGGATTCTCTTAACAACTAACAGAGAGGAATTACTAAAAGAATGAGTGGTGTAGTTGCAGGTGCTGTTATTGGTGGTATCATCGGTGGTGGTTCATCAATTAAGAGTATCTCAAAACAAAACAAGCAAAAGACCAAAGCGTTCCTAAAGCAGATGGAGTATCTGCAGAGGAACTACAACTATAATCAAGCGGCTCTTGATAGAAAAGAGAGATCTAGATATGACTCAGCTCTTGTGGACTTGTTTACGATATCCCTTAATTCATATCAGAATAACTCACAGCTTGAAGCCGCATTAGCTGAGACTGGTACCGAAGGCAGATCTTCAGAAAAGATCATGCAGACTGTTAGAGGTCAATCAGCTAGACAGGAGACTGCCTATAAGGAAGCTTATCTCAATGATGTGTGGAACATCAGGGGACAGAAAGAAGCTCTGTACATTTCTACTAAGGCTGAAGTTGAACAAGCTAAGGATCAGCTTAGTGCATCCTATATCCATGGCACACAGGCATTCGGCCAGTTTGTTAACGGTGTTGCTATGGGTGCCGCTTTAGGTGCCGCTACGGCAGGTGCGGCTAGTGCTGTCGGTGGTGCTATTGGCGGCACTGCGGGTGGTAAAACGGGTGGTATGCTAGCGGCTGAAGTAGGTGTTGACGCTATCAGTAGTGCCGCTCCTACGGTTACTGGAGCCAATGTCGCAGGCGGTGTCTCTGCACTTGAAGCTACAGGAGGTGCAGGTGGTGTTGCCGCTATTACCTCTAATGCCTCCACAGGTTCTGTTGCTACTAACGCGGCTTCTGCAGGCTCTAAGATGGGCTTCATGGATAGAGTCATTGCTAACTGGGATTCCTATGACAAGTACAATAAGTTCTTCAATCAGGTTGCAAACTATGGTAACATGGTACAGCAGGCTACTCAACGACGTAGAGGATACTATTACTAATGGCATATAAAAATTCAGATGGGAATTCATCTATTGCAAATCAGTGGGGTCAGTGGAGGTACTTTAATTCTGCTTTGACAAAGCTAGGGGAATCCAAAGCTACTGCTCCTACGATCAAACCTCAGAAGACTATTGAAGAAGCTGATGACTGGTTTGGTGCTGTTGGGGCGGCCTTTAAGGGTATTCAGGGTGTCTATGAGGCACGTAAGGAATTAGCTGAAAGTGTTGCTGATGAGTACCTTCAGACTCACTCCCTTGAAGAGTACAAGCAACAGATGACTGAGGGTAAAGTCCCATTCCAAGATGACCCTCTTGCTATGAGCGCCCTTAAGCAGAAGCATGGTAAGATTCTCTTCAGTAATATTGCTCAGGACTTTCAGGCTCGTGTAGATGCCAATGAGTTCAAGGGCATGGCCCCTGAGCAGGTTGATGCAGAGTTCTTCAGGTACATGAAGGAACAATCTGCAGGTGCATCTAAAGCCTTTGGTTATGCTGATAATGACTACTTCTTCAATAAGGGTATTTACTCAGATTCTCCTAATCAGCGTGTTAAGATGATGCTGAGACAGAAGACTGTTGAGGATTCCTATCAGAGAAGTCAGGACTTGATCTCTAGTGCCGCTGAACTTAGCGCTTTGAGCTCTAGTAAGAATGTCTCTGCAGACCTTCTTGTTGGTAAGCTTGCAGAACAGACGCTCACCACAGGTGCTCACGAGAAGCCTGATGATACCCTTAAGAAGGTGTCTTCTACCTTGGAGATTCTTTCTGCCAACCCTAATGCAAGTCAGACTATTAGAGACCTTAAGGATAGGGAAATCCCCGGTCTTGATGGGGTTACTTTTGGTCAGGTCTTAGGTGAAGAAGGCTATAAAAATCTTGTCATTAAGAATGCTAATTTCAGGTATGCTTCTGATGCTCAGGCTAAGTTGGATTTCCAGAATGGCCTTAACGTTATGGCCAACAATGGTAAGGCGGCAGAACTACTTGCTCTTAGAAACTCTAAGTTTGAAGAGTCAGGTGGTCTTCTTACTGATGAAGTCGAGGACATCGAAAAGGCTTATGATTCGGCTGTAAAGGTTCAGATAGCTAATGCTAAGAAGAACGCAATAGCACTTAAGAAACAACAGGATGAGCTTTTGAAGACTTCAGCTTCTAGAGCTTATGTACAGGCAGTTGCTAGAGGTGAACCTGTAGTTTCTAAGGATGTTGTGGGTATCACTAATAAGGATATTGATACGGCCTATCAGTATCTTGTGGATACTGGTTCTATCACCTTTAAGGATCAGTTAGCTATTGCTAAGAACCCTCACCTTCCGTTTAATGACAATCCTGCTAGAAAATATTTCACTAATCAGGCTAACGACGCACTTAATTGGCTCAATAACTCCACTAAGGAGTTTATGACTAGTAAGGCTTTCCCTAAGGAAATTAAGGATTCTGTAAATACCCTGATTGAAGTGTATAAAGCAGACCCCTCTAACTTCAGTAGCATCATTGGCTCTAGTGCAGATAAGAGATTAGAAGACGCGAGAGCCTTGACTATTATGTTAGGCTCAGGCAGACCTATCGAAGACATCATTAGAGGTAAGGCTGAGATTCAGAAGCTTAAGGATGAAGGCAATACTAAGGAAATCACCAAGATCAGAGATAAGGCTATTAAGGCTATTCAAGATCCTATGTTAGGGGATTCTAAAGATATTGACTACAATGGCAAGGCTTTTGTGACTACCTTAACATTTGCTTTTAGAAGTATGGGTGAGACTGCTGAGAATGCTGTAGCTTTGGCCGAGGCTGAGTACAATAAGTCCTTTAAGAACCTTATGGGCACTTCAGTGCCGTCTTCATTCTTTACTGGATGGAGTGGTCTTACAGTACCTGATAAAGAACTTCTTGCTAGAATCAAGAAGGAGATTCCGAGTAAATACCTTGAGGATGTCGATAAGAATGTTACATTGAGTTTTGACAACTCTAGTAACGTGCTTACTGTAGCTGACCGTGCAGGTAACTCTATCTTCTCAATGAATCAAGCTGAAGCTTCAAACCTTGTTGAAAGCATTGGTGATGAAATCTACAATAGGGTTGAAAGACAGGAAATGCTTCAGGAGAAGTACACAGGTCTTACCTTTGGCAGTGACACACAATATAACGACATGTAAGGAATAAAAGTGGCAGATAATAACAACCTCACTTCACAGTTTGATGATCTTATTTTGCAGTCTGCTACTAAGTACGGGCTAGATCCTGATAGATTTCGTAGGCAGATCTTTCAGGAATCTAGCTTCAGACCTGATGCAGTATCCAAGGCTAATTGTGTAGGTCTTGGGCAGATCAACCCTAAGACTGCAAAACGTTATGGTATTGACCCCAATACCCTTACAGATCCTTCAGTGAACCTTGATCTCTCTGCTAGGATCATGAAGGATAACTTGGTGATGACTAAGGGTGACTACAATGGTGCACTTGCTATGTACAATGGTGGTACTAAAGCTAGAATTGCATACATGGAAGGTCGCTATGAGGATCTCCCTAAGGAGACTTACAACTACATTAGCAATCTAGGTGATGACAATAAGTTTGCTAAGAAAGCTCCTCCTCAGAAGACACCTGAACAGATAGCTGAGGCAGAAGCTAGTTCACTAGTAGAAGCTAGCCCACTAGCAGAAGTAAAGAAACCTGAGGAACCCAACGATCAAGGTGTTCAGAGTTCTCTTGAAGCTCTTGATGTTAAAGATCTCACTAACGATCAGTACAGGGATGTCGTCAAGAGTCAACTTCTAACGAATACCTCTAGGAGTACCCTCTTGGGTCAGGGTTTTCGTAGCAAGCGTTGGGCTAGCCTGTCTGATGTCTATGATCCTGCTACGGATCAAACGGAAACCCCTGATGTCGGCTTCTTCTCTGGCTTGACTCATAACTGGTTTATCAATAGCATCAACATGGGTAGAGCCTCTCAGGACTACTTTGGTGAACAGTTTAAGCCTGATGCTAATCAGAGGGCTGAGATCCTTCAGATGGTCGGATATGACTCCGATAGATACCAAGCTGTCCTCAATGGTGCGGGCAGTATGGATGACGTTAAGAGACGTGTCAAGGTCAATAACGAGTACCTTGAGTACAAGATGGCTGAAGCTCAGGCTGACATGTTCTCATCCTTTATGTCCTCTATTGGTAGCGGTGTCTCGGATCCTTTGTCTTATGTCCCTGTAGTGGGTGCATATGGCATGGCAGGCAGAGTTGCCACGGGTGCTGTCTTGGGTGCTGTGTCTAACCAATTGGAAACCTATACCTCAGGTGCTGAGCATGACCTTATTGAAGACATGATTGTCGGTGGCATGTTTGGTGCAGGTATTGAGTTTGCCTTTAAGGGTATGGGTAAGGCAGGTACTTATGTAGGTGATAGTGCTAGACGTGCCAACATCATCAGAGACTATGAGCTTGGTGGTAAAGAATTACCTTCAGAAGTCTTCAATGGCATTGGGGGTTCTACTGAAGCGGCTAAGACCATTAACACCTTTAGAGAGAACCTTGAAGCAAGGCTTCCTGTAGGTTCTGTTATGGGTGTCGTAAAGAGACTGCAGAACTCAGAATCCGTAGATCTCTTTAGGAAGATCTTCATTGATAGAGGCTCTGGTACTAAGGATGCTGAGGGCCGTTACGTAGCTACTACCTTTGATGGTATTACTGCTCAGGAAAAGCTTAGGGATGCAGAGATCAAGCTCACTAACTTTGAGGTTCAGGCTAGGGAACATGTAGGTAACCTCCGTAAGGAAGGCTACTCTGATGTTGATGTCATGGATTGCTTCTACAGATCTATTGGTGGAGCTAAGACTAAGCTTGACGGTAATGCTGAGTTTGAAGCCTTCAAGAAAGAATGTCTTGATATGATTGCTCCTTATACAACTGAAGGAGGTGTGCAGGACTTCTTCCCGAGAGTTGCGGACCCTATTAAGGTGTCTGATAGAATTGAAGCTATACAGGGTACTAAGGGTCAGAGAGGTGATGTAGTTAACACTCTTACCGATCAGATTGCTGAGTCTCTTATTAAGGGCTACGAAACCAATCCTGCAGTTAAAGCTAGGATTGACCAATACTACTATGACAAGGTTTACAAACCTAAGCTCGAAGCTAATAAGAAAGAGATTGAAGAGCACCAAAAGAAGGCTGTACCTGAGACTGTCAATGAGGTAAAGACTATCCGTAAGGAAGTCTCTAGGAAATCCTCAGACAGGTTTAATAGAATTAGGAACATTGAGGACAATGCTAAGAATCGAGTATCTGAGATTCAAGCTAAGATTGATGGCCTTCCTGATGAACTTAAGAAAGCTCATTCAGAGATTGACAAGAAGGTTAATGCAAAGCTTGATGAAATTAACGAAGCTTACAAGAAGAACGTAGCTAAGGCTAAGACCTACGAAGACCTTGAGAAAGCTGAGGCTAAGAAAGACAAGGCTATTGCTGAACTCACTGAGAAGGAAAAGCTCAGAAAGCAAGAAGCTTCAGACAGGATTGCTAAGAAGAAGGAAAGCTACAAGAAGCAGATTGAGGAGACCAAAGCTAGAGCTAAGGAGTCCACAGACAAGCTCAAGAAGGAAGTAAGTGACATCCAGAAGAAGGGTGCTAAGGAAGAAGCTACGGCCATTCGTAACTACAAGTACGATAAGGCTCCCTTACCTCTCCCTGAGAAGCCCTCACAGGCTGAGATCAATCAGTGGGTTAGAGAGAATGCTCGTAGTGATGCTTATGGTTGGGTAGACCAGAATCAGTCTAATCCTAGCACTCTTAATCTCTATGGTACTGGCAATGCCAAGTATGATCCTAATGTTACTAGAATCCCTTGGGATACCACTCAGAGAGGAGCTAGTGGCGTTGGTATTGATGACTTCAGAGCTAACCCTATTGAAGCTATCAGAACCTATGTCAATAAGAAGACTGGCGATAGCATTGTACAGGGTCTTGGATTTGACTCAGAGCAGGCCTTTAGGGAACACCTTAATCAGCTTGCTGTTGATGAGATGAACAAGTCTGTTGGCAAGGGTCTCAAGAAGGAACAGATTCAGAGCGCCTTTAATCTTACTGCAGATATGATCTACGGTAAGTACGGTAGTAGAGCTGACATTAATACTTCATGGCTTGGTGCTGTAGCTGATGTTGTGAGAAACCTTACGTTCCTTTCTAAGAATGCCCTTATGGGTGTGGCTAACATCTTTGAACAGGGGGAAGCTGTAAAGCACTATGGTGCTGTGCAGATTCTTAGGAGCACTCCTCTTGTCAGAGAACTCTTTGATAACTGGACTAAGAACGGCATGTCTAATGCTGATGTGCGTCATGCTCAGTCACTTATCTTTGGTTTGTCTGTTAAGAATGCAGGTGTCTTCAGAGACATTGCTCAGGAGTCCTATGAAAGACAGCTTCATAGATTCCAAGGTAACAAGGCTAAGGCTATGTTGGTTGCCGCTAGTGAGTCTTTGGCACAGGCATCCCCCTTTACTAAGTTTATACAGTCTACTGAGAACTCCGTTGTTGAGGGTTCACAGGGTATGTTCTTAGGTGAACTCATTCAGTATGCCCATAACAAGTCTCTTAGACCTAAGGGGTTCCTTACTAAGGAGACCTTAGCTAGAAACGGTGTGTCTGTTGAGAACTTCGATAAGATGCTTAAGCTCCTTAGAGAAAGCACTACTGTTGATAAGAATGGTGCTATCTCCATTACTAACCTACAGCATCTAATGTCAGGTGACGTTATGGGTCTTGCTACTCTCAGAAGACTGGGTGACTATGTTGCTCATGAAGTGATCCAGAAGAACACCATCGGTGATACTTTCCTTTGGGAGGGTTCTAAGAGAAATCCTTTCATGCAGATGCTACTGCAGTTCAAGACCTTTGCTATTAGATCCTATGACAAGAGAATTAGAAAGATGATGAATAGAGCCGCTGAAGGCGATGCCTTAGGTCAGGCTTACAGCATCTTCTTGTCTACTGCTCTTGGTACTGTAGGTGCTATGGCTAATACCTGTATTGGTATGGTAGGCATGTCTGAAGAACAGAGAGAAGAGTACCTTAAGCAGACCATTGCTTATGACAAGAATGAAGGTGTCACTATGGACACTCTCTTTCAGGTTGGTATCAATGGTGTCATGAGATCTTCTGTCTTGGCGTTCCCTGCTCTCGTAGCTTCTACTGCAGGTTACAACCCTAGCGTTAAGACTACTGCTGATATTGATTACTTTGCTAACAAGGCAGAGACTTATCAGGGTTTTGATGCTGACAAGTATCTTAGAGCTATGTTCCCTGCATACTCTACGGTTGCTTCCTTAGCTAACATTGGCGGCTATGGGAAGGATGTGGTCATGTCTAGTATTAGTGATGACTACACAGAGAAACAGGCTGAACAGGCTAGAACTAGATTTGCTAAGTCTGTTAGAAGTTTCTCTAATGTTCCCTTCTTAAAATGGGGTGTTTACAACTTAATGAATGAAGATTATTAATGGCTTCTACTATTGCTTTTTATACAGGTGACGGTGCTACTACTGACTTTACCGTCCCCTTTGATTATCTGGCAAAGAAGTTCGTAAGAGTGTCACTTGGTGTCACCGTCTTAAAAGGTGGTGACTATGGTGACACCTCAAAGGACTACTACTTTCTAGATAAAACAAAAGTCAGACTTAAAGTTCCTCCTGCATCGGGAGAGGTGTTAACCATCAGACGCTATACGTCAGCTACTGACCGTGTGGTGTCCTTTAAGGATGCTTCAGTCCTTAAGGCTACTGACCTTGATGTGTCTTCAGTGCAGCCCATTCATATCGCTGAAGAATCTAGAGACATCCTTAATGATGCTCTCATTAAAGACAAGGAAGGTAACTGGGACGCTAAATCCAGAAAGATTATTAATGTTAATGACCCTGAGAATGACCAAGATGCAATGACTCTTGGCTACTATAAGAAGGACATTAATAAGACTCTTGAATATAAAGAAGAAGCTAAACAATGGGCTAATAAGGCTCTTGAATATAAAGAAGAAGCTAAACAATGGGCTAATAAGACTGACGGCTCTGTTGATGGTAAAGAATATTCTGCTAAATACTATACTCTTAAAGGTAGAGAAGAAGTCAGAGATGAAACTGATATTCAATTAGTTAATATCAGAAATAAGGCTGACTATGAAACACAAAGAGTAGAAGATATGGCAGACCTTGTTTGGGTATCTAAGGGTGTAGCTTGTGCAGAACAAGTATGGGTATTCAATCAAGATGTAGCTAAGGGTACAGTTATCTCCCTACCTGAGCCTATGTACTACATTGTAGGTAAGAATCACATTAGATTGAGCTATGATGGTGTTATTCTATCTAGAACTTGGTTTAATGAAGTTGGTACAGTAGATTCTACTTCTAACCTTATTGAACTATTGGTGGATGTTAAGGCAGGTCAAGAAATGTCTGCTTGGATTTCCCCTCTAGGTCTAGCTGATATGACTAATTTAGTTCAAAGAATTGAAGCTCTTGAGAATGCCTTTGCTGACTTGAGTACACAAATGATTAGAGCTGAAACTACTAATTAAGGATTTAATTAAGGATGAGTAAAATTAAAGTTGTCCTCTATGGTAAAGAGGGCGAAGTAAAGACAGAGTTATCTCCTGAAACTGAAGCATCTCAAGTCTATATAGCTTCTGAATCAGGCAATCCTAGTACAGTAGAAGAAGAAATTAATGTCCTAAGACAAAAGACAGGTAGCATTGTTAGTGGTGGTGTTGTCTTTAAGGGTGCTCTAACTTCTACTTCGGGTCTACCTACTGTCATGTATAAGGCAGGTTGGCAGTATGTAGTTAAGGATGCAGGTACTTATGCAGGTAAGGTCTGTGAAGAAGGGGATATGGTTCTTTGTATTAAGGACTATGCTTCGGGTTCTGCAAGTAATAGTGATTGGAACGTTATTCAGGTTAATATCCAAGGTGCAGTAACAGGTCCTGCTTCTTCTGTTGCTAATAGAGTTGCTATTTTTGATGGTACTTCAGGTAAGATTATCAAGGATTCAGGTTTCGCTATTGGTAAGAGTGTTCCTGCTGATGCTGAGTTTACAGATACTACTTATGCTCCTGTGACATCTAGTGCTGATGGTCTTATGACTATTGCTCAAAAGAATAAGCTTGATGGTATCGAAGCAGGTGCAGATAAGACTGATACAGCTAATGTCGCTAGTGCAGGTGCTGAGAAGAACCAAAACGCTTTCAATAAGATTACTGTAGATGGTACAGCAGTTACAGCTAGTTCTCCTACATCTTATATGACTATCAATACAGGTGATGGTATTCGTGCTACAGTATCGGGTACTACAGTTACCATTGATGAAAATTATATTGATTCTTGTATTGTTAGTTCTTTGGATGATGTTCCTGCTAATCTAAGAAATGGTGGTCTTATTATCCTGAAGACTACTATAGCTTAAGGAAGAATAATGACTACAACTTATGAATTATATACTAATGAGAATGGTACTCCTAAAGCAGTAGAGGGTAAAGCCCCTGCTATCATTGATAGAGTTGAGGCTCTTGAGACTGATGCTACTGGTCTTCAGGTAGACCTTACGGCTATCCGTGAGAGCATCTCTAATGTGTCTTCTAAGGTTGACGGTATTGGTGACCCTCTGTCTCTTGCCAAGAAGCAGACTATCTTGGATGCTTGCGATCAAGCTATGAATGGTGCTAACCCTGTCCATGCAGGCGATCCTGCTCTTGACGACATTAAGTTAGCATTAGCTACCATTCAGGCTCAGTTGGGTCAGCTGGAAAGTAGAAGGTATGTTAAGGAGACTGGTAATAGTTCTGATGGTAGCTCTTGGTATCGTAAGTGGTCTGACGGATGGATTGAACAGGGTGGTATTACAAAATCGGCCAGAGGGACCACGAGTAGAACCATTAAATTACGCACCACTTTTTCTTCAATTAATTACTTTGTCGTGGTTCAAAGCTACTCTGGCGGGTCATCTAGTGCTCAATATAACAATTTCCATGTTATAGAAAAGAGCCGCTCTAGTTTCTCAACTATCGCCGGTTGCGGCGAAGTTATTGCTGGCTTGTGGTATGCCTGTGGTTACTAAAGGATAAACAATGGAAGATCAAGAATTTATTAATCAACTAGCTGAGAAACTCAGTAAACTTGGTACTGTAAGACCCTTAGGTTTCCACTATCTTCACCCATACGGAACAGTGCCTGCTGACTCTATTATTTGTAATGGAGCTACGTATTCTAGAGCTTTATATAAAGACTTCTTTGATTACATTACAACTCAAGGGTGGGTGAAGACTGAAGCAGAATGGCAAGAGATTGCTGAGAGAGATAATGGGTTCTGCCCGTTCTACTCTTCGGGTGATGGTAGTACGAACTTTAGGACTCCTAAGTTTGCTCCTTATCAGCAGATTGCTATGGGCGTGGCTCAGACTACTGCGTATCATCAAGCAGGAATTCCTGATATTAAGGGCACCTTTGGTGTCCGAGGTATTGAATTAAAAGGAGACGCCTTCAAAGGATCTGGATGTTTTTTCTTGGATAAGGACTTCCCATTCACCGATAATTACTCTGGGCATGGTAACCTTTCAATTTCAGGTGGTATTGGGTTTAGTGCTAGAGCGGCAAACGAAAGGTATGGTGCATCTGACACTATTCAGCCTGAGTCACACGAATGGGTCATGTGTGTAGTAGCATATGGCGTAGCTACTAATGTAGGCTCTGTGGATATGGCCGATGTTTTGACGACCGTTGCCCAAGTTCAGGCCAATCTTGGAACGGCTGTAAAAAGCGTTAACGGTCAAAAGCCCAATAACGCAGGTAACGTAACTATAGAAGTAAAAAGCGCCTTGCCGAATTATTCGTCTTATGTTCAAGTTTCAAAAGGCGATTTCACTCCGACTGAAGACGGCTGGCTGAGGTTGGAAAACATGAGTAATGGTGACTATACGGGCGGTAAAGTCATACACAAAGTAAGCAACACACTACTTTTTGAGTTCTACCAAGACAGATATCCTGGGAATGCTCCAGGAATTCTTCCTGTACTGGCTGGAGAAACATATACAGTTTCAAACACCGGCTCTGTCTACTTCCATCCGATGAGGTGATAAATATGATTTGTCGTTATAAAATTCACGACCAAGAAACGAACGAAGTTCTTATCGCCGTAGGCGACAACACCCAATTTTTCGAATCTATGGGCTATACGGAGGTTGGTGAGGTTGAACGAGCCTACGACGGACGGTATTTCGTAGCTGGGCATGCACCTATGATGCCGCAAGAAGAGGTTGCAACTCAGGTACGGGCGGAGCGAGACAGAAGGCTCGCAGAAACTGACTGGTACATGATGCCTGACTATCCTGCTGATCCTGAGACTCTTGAGGTCGTTAAGAACTACAGAAAGGCTCTTAGGGATATCACTCTTCAGAGTGGTTTCCCTATAGACGTTGAGTGGCCTGTGATGCCCAAAGTGCTCTGTGAGGACACTGAAAGACCCACGAGCCTCGGACTGGCTAAAGTGGGGATCCCCTAAGATACTCGTTTAGATTACCTATAGTGCCACGAGAGGTGCACTATAAACTACCTCTCAGAATGCTAGGCTTTTCAGTAGCTATAGCCTTAGAGCATTCTAGTTTAAACTAAGCTACTAAACTATTAACACTAGCTTTATGCTAGGAAGGAATATAATTATGGCAGAATTTGCTTCTAAGGGTGTTGCGGGCTCTGGTCTGGGTCTCGGTATCGCAGGTACTGCTCTTGGTCTCCTCAACAATGGAGGTAACGGTCTCCTTGGTGGTCTCCTCGGTGGAGGCAATCAGAACGTAGTGTCTGCTCTTCAGGCTGAGAACGGTATGCTCAAGGCTGAAAAACTACTCCGACAAGAATGCCAAGGAAGTCTACGCACAGTCTCTCGCAGATAATCGTAGACTCCGTGATGAAGCCTTTGCTTACCTTAAGCCTCTGGCGGATGAAGCGGCTAACAACCGTGTTGAGCTTGCTAAACTTCAGGCAGAGCTTAAGTGTTGCTGTGAAAAGCAGGAACTCCGTGAGCAGATCGTCCTTGGTAAGGTCAATGAGCTTGCCCTGACGACTCAGGCGAAGTTCGGTTGCCTTGATCAGACCATTGCAGGTATGATGGGTACGATTGGTAAGATCACGGACACGATTGTTCCTATGAGTGCTATCTGCCCGACTCCGATGGCTAAGTACAACGCGTGGGTTGCTCCTACGAATACTCCTGCTACGGGCGCATAATAATTTCCTATGAAAATCAGTTTGAGTAAAATCTCTCAGGTTCTCCCTGAGTTCGTAGATACTCGACTGATGCCCAGTGCCCCTCCACGATGAAGTGGCTTCTTGGAGGGGGTACGTTCCTTGTCTTGCATCAGGCAGATACCCTCATCGGTAAGTATCTGCCTATGCTGAAGCAGGTGGGTATCGTCGATGAGAACAACAAGGTAGACATCGAAGTTGCTAAGGGGTTCATTAACAGTGCATTCGATAAGAGCGGTGCTGTGGAATACCTTGGATTTAAATTCGATAAGTCTGATGGCGAAGCTTTAATTAATATTATGGAAAAATACAAAGATGATTGATGAAAAGTGGGAAGAAGAAGTGAAGGCTATGTCTAAGCATAAGCTTCTTGAAGCTGTAGAGAAGCTTAATAAAGAAGCTTATCACAGTGCAGAAGACATTAGAAAGTATAAGGATGCTTATAAGGCTCTTTACTATCTCCTCAGTATTGAAAAGGCTAATAAGTAAATAAGTACACACAACACACTATGGAAATTAACGTTATTAAGAAAGATGGCACCCGTGAAGATTGGTGCTTTGACAAGATCAAGGTAGCTATTGATAAGGCTACTAAGAGAGCTAATGCTAAGTATCCTGAATGGAAGCTCTGGCAGATTGAAGGTTATATCGAGGGTATCCTTTATCACAATACTGAAGTCACTGCTGAGGCTCTTCATGGTCATGTTATTGATGCTCTTAACAAATATCTCCCTGAAGTAGGAAAGGCTTATCAGGAATACCGAGACTACAAGAACACCTATGCTAAAGCCTTTGAGTCTGTCAAGAGTGAAGCCGATACGGTGCTTCTCTTAGGAGACAGAGAAAATGCTAACTTTGATAGCTCTCTTATCTCTACTAAGGGCTCTCTTATCAAGGGGTATCTGACCAAGGAATTGTACAAGCAGTTCTATCTCTCTAAGGAAGAGAAGGAGCTTGTTAAGAGAGGTGACATCTACATTCATGATCTCAGAGACATGATCTTCGGTAGCTTTAATTGCTGTCTCTTTGACATGGAAGCCGTGTTGAGGGATGGCTTTGAGATGTCCAATGTGAAGTACACGGAACCTACGAGTGTTCTCAGTGCCCTTCAGGTAATCGGTGACATCACACTTGTTGCTACCGCACAGCAGTTCGGTGGTTTTACCATTGCAGAGATCGACAAGGTTCTCCTTCCGTATGCTGAGAAGACCTACGATAACGCCTTTAGGAAGTATTTCGAACAATGCAATATGGAGTATAATGAATCCTATGTAATGGCTATGGGGGATCTCAAGCGTGAACTTGAACAGGGCTTTCAGTCTCTTGAACTGAAGCTCAACACTGTCCCGTGTTCTCGTGGTGACTTTGCGTTTACTACGCTTACTTTTGGTACGTGGGATATCATGATGGATGATCTTGACAGAGACATCATGAAGCTGATCGGTGAAGTTATCCTCGATACCCGTATAAAGGGCCATGGTGGTAAGCAAGTTGTCTTCCCCAAGCTCGTCTTCCTCTATGATGAAGATAAGATTGAAGCTGATGAGGATCATGAGGAACTCTTCCATAAGGCTGTGGAGTGCTCTAGTAAGTGTATGTACCCTGACTACCTTAGTTTGAACCATGGCAAGGTGGGCGATATCTATCAGCGTACTGGTGCTATCACGAGTCCTATGGGTTGCCGTGCATATCTCACTGAGTGGCATGACCCTAAGACAAACGAAGCCATTACTATCGGTCGTTGCAACATTGGTGCTGTTTCTCTTAATCTTCCGTTGATTTGGAAGGTTGCTGAGAATGAAGGTGAAGACTTCTTTGTTGTGCTTGAGGATAGAATGCAGGTCATCCGTGAGTTTCTTAAGAAACGTTACGACATGATCCGTCACACTAAGGCTTGTACTAATCCCATGTGTTTCACTCAGGGTGGTCTTTACAATGGCTACTTGAATCCTGATGATGAGATTGGGGATCTTGTAGAATACATGACTGCATCCTTTGGAATCACTGCATTGAATGAGTTGTCTATCCTAGCTACTGGCAAGACTTTGAAAGAGTCTAGCTACTTTGCTAATACTGTTGTTGATTTTATTAACGAAAAGATTGAGGAATTTAAGAAAGAAGATGGCTACCTTTATGCTCTTTATGGTACTCCTGCAGAATCTCTGTGTGGGACTCAAGCTAGACAATACCGTGAATATACAGGAGACAATCGCTTCGGAGATTACTTCACGAACTCCTTTCACCTCCACGTTAGTGAAGATGTAAACCCTTTTGAGAAGCAGAATAAGGAATATGAGCTTTTTCACAAGTGTAATGGTGGTCACATTCAGTATGTACGAGTGGATAACCCTGATAATGTCAATGCAGTTAAAGCCCTTGTTCAGAGAGGTATGTCAATGGGTTTCTACCAAGGTGTCAACTTTGATGCGGCTTATTGCGAGGATTGTGGCAGGCATAGCACTAATGTTGGTAACACCTGTCCTCATTGTGGGTCTCACAACCTCTCTATTATTTCTCGTGTTTGTGGATACTTGGGTTACAGTAATGTCAATGGAAAGACCCGAATGAATGATGCCAAGATGGCAGAGATCAAAGATAGGAAATCAATGTGACGTTTGAAGTAGTTACGCTTGTTATGAACGCTTGCCTTTGCGTTGTGTTTGTGTGCGCAACGGTAATGGCCGTATTCTTGCTGTACGCAGGTATCCGCAATATACTTAAAAAGTTCAAGCATAATGAACAACCAATTGGAGACCATTTCTATGATCCCTACAATGACTATCCCTAAGAAGTACACTAGCGTTACCCGTATTGGTGTTACCGCTAAATTCGAAGCCTACCCTACCTGTAAGGGGCACGTAGACCTTGCAGTCTTCAATTTCCCGAGCATCCGATCCTTCGTTGCTTGGGTGAATGACCATAACAGCAACATCGCTTACGTTGTGGTTAAGGATCCTAAGAAGACTTCGGCTGATATTTACACGGAGTGTTGGTCCCGAACGTTCATCTCGCCCCATATCAAGCGAGGTTGTACGTGTCACGTGACCGTCAGGCTTGACTGTGGAGCTGTTGGACAGCTTACGTTCTATAAGGAGTAAGTAATGAATTATTCTGGGCTCAACCTGTGCGATACCGCTAACGGACCTGGGATCCGCGTATCTCTGTTCGTTAGCGGATGCTCTCTCCATTGCAAGGGGTGTTTCAACAAGGATGCTTGGGATAAGAACTATGGTAAGAAGTTCACTGAAGAGACCATGAATGCCCTTTTGGATGCTCTCAGAAGTCCGTGGATCAATGGGCTGAGTATCCTTGGGGGTGATCCATTGGAGGCATATAACATTCCCACAGTGAGCTATATAGTAGCTATGGTGAAGCAGTTGATGCCTGAGAAAACCATTTGGCTGTGGACAGGAAGAAAGTACGAAAAGATTAAAGATCTAGCACTACTTAAGTATGTAGATGTGCTGATCACTGAACCGTTTATTGAAAGGAAGAAATGTTATGGAAAATACTATGGATCGAGTAACCAGTGTGTCTATCGGAGATCTTCAGAAGAAGCTGAAGGTTTTGTTCAAGATTACTCACTCGGGAGACCAGTCGGATCTTAAGCTTGTTTATCGCAAGTGCATCAGTGAAGAGTTCAATGAACTCCTTGATGAGGATTCTAATACCCATGAGGACTTTAAGGAACTCTGTGACCTCATTTGGGTGTGTGTCCAGTATGCTAATGCCTGTGGCTATGACATTGAGGCAGGTATGAATGAGCTTATCAAGGAGTATTCTAGCAAGCTGTGGGATGACGAAGGTAACTTCTGTGCAACCTATAGGGAAGATGGTAAGCTCCTTAAGGGTGATCACTTTAAGAAGGCTAACTTTGAGAAGTTGATGAAGCGTGGCTGAGGAACAGCGTGGCTGATGAACAGAACACCATCCTAGAGAATATCGCACAAATCACTCCATCATTAGCAGTGTCTAGTGCAGTATTCCTAGGTTTACCCTTAAGTGATTGGGTCTACATCGTTACCATTGTTTATACCTTCGTAGGTATTTGCACAATGATTAAGAAACACTGGATAGACCCTTGGTTAGAGAAGAAGAGAAAGAAATGAATTACAACGATCTTGAAGAACTTTTGGGCAACCTGCAGAATGAGTTGCTTAACAATATGCTTGAAGACCTTAACAACCCTGAGAAGAGATCCCCACAGCTCTACAATGCTATTATTAAGGAGCTTGAACGTAATGGTATTAACTGCATCCCTAAGGCAGGTGATGGAGACGAGAATGCCCTTAGCAGACTCCTGAAGGCTACTAAGCAGAGATTTGAGGAGGACTATGGCTCAAGCATCAACTGATAAGTCATTATCTACCGATAAATTATTAGTCCCCTACTTCACTAGCTTTCCTCTCTTTACAGCTCTTGTGTGGAAAGCTATTGGTCTACCTCAGCCTACACCTATTCAAGCTGATATTGCAAAGCTACTCCAAGATCCCCCTAATGACCGTATGATCCTTATGGGTTTCCGAGGAGTAGCTAAGTCATTCATTACTTGTGCATATGTGGTTTGGTGTCTTTGGAGAGACCCTCAGACTAAGATTATGGTTGTCTCAGCTAACAAAGAAAGAGCTGATGCTAACGCTACCTTCATTAAGAAGATCATTAATGAACTCCCTTTCTTGGATCACTTGAAGGCTCGTGAAGGTCAGAGAGATACTCAGAACCTCTTTGATGTTGGCCCTGCCAAACCTGACCATTCTCCTTCGGTGAAGTCTGTGGGTATTAAGGGTCAGCTTACGGGTTCCCGTGCAGACATCATTGTCGCAGACGATAAACTTTAACCATGTCGTCTTTAAACCCCTTAAATTCGGTGGAACTCAGTCCTAACTAGGAAAGACAATACCGAGCCGAGCTATTTAGCAGGTGTAACGACTATTATGTAGGGTCAAGTGACTCGAAAAATGGGGGTACCTTTTGGTATAAGATATAGTCTGGTCTTCATAGAGATATGAAGCATCGTCAATTATAAGGAACATAACTATGTACGAAATTAACAAAACTTACGAAACTCCTAAGGGCCTTATTAAGATCCTGTCTAGAACTAAGAAGCATAAACTTCCTAATGGTAAAGTTAAGAATCCTAGGGCTGTCATCCAGTTTGTTAAAACTGGTACAGTCATTGATGTTCAGACCTGCAACATTAAGGCAGGTAAGGTTGAGGACTTTATGGAACCCACAGTTTATGGTGTAGGGTTCCTTGGGTCTCCTATTAGAATCCCTGCTAGAGGCTCTAATAGTATCATCCGCAAGATCTATGACCTGTGGGCTAACATGCTTAAGAGAGCTTATGGTAACTACAAAACTAGCTATGTAGGCTGTAAGGTAGATCCTAGGTGGCATAACTTTACTACCTTCTTGAATACTATTCACGAGGTAGAAGGCTATGAAGAATGGGAAAAGGACTCTAGCATGCACCTTGATAAGGACATCAAGAAGGGCAACTGCGGACTCTACTCTAGGGATCATTGTAAGTTTGTTACTGCTACTGAAAACGCAAAAGACTCAAATAAAAGACGATGGGGTAAGACTAACGACCTTACCTTAACATAAAGGTGGAAGTTCCATCTAACTCCTTCACTCAGGTTCTTAGGGATCAGCTATTCGAGCTTGTGAAAGAGTTCGACGCTGTCCTAAAGCCTGGTGAAGGTAAAAAGGTCATCTATCTAGGCACTCCTCAGAATGAGATGAGCCTCTATAACGAGCTACAGGAGCGTGGATACACTGCTGTGATCTATCCTGCCAGATACCCCTATGATGACGCTCATAGAGCTTCCTATGGTGATAAACTGGCTAATATCATTGCTAACAAGTATGATGAGAATCCCAAGAGATGGGCAGGTAAACCTACTGACCCCTTGAGATTCTCTGAAGAGGACTTACAGAAGCGTGAGCTGTCCTATAGAAAGGCAGGCTTTGCTTTACAGTTCATGCTTGATACGACCCTCTCAGACGCTGATAAATACCCTCTGAGGCTTCGTGACTTGCTTGTAGGTATGTTCCCCTTAGACGAGGCTCCAATGAAGCTTACGTGGCTCCCTGAGCCCTCTAAACGTGTTCCTGTGTCTGAAGCTCCTGTGATGGGACTTAAGGGTGACTCATACTTCTACTATCATACTGCCTCAGGTGAGATTCAACCTTATGCCTATAAGATGATGTGTATTGACCCTTCAGGACGTGGTAAAGACGAAACAGGTTATGCAGTCTTGTACTACCTTAACGGATACATCTTCGTTATGGAAGTAGGTGGACTATTAGGAGGATATTCCGATGTGGTACTTAACAAACTAGCTAAGATTGCTAAGAAGTACAGTGTTAATGAAGTAGTCATCGAAGGAAACTTTGGTGATGGCATGTACATCAAACTATTCGAACCTGTACTTAAGAAGACCTATGATAAATGTGGGATTACTGAAGTCAAATCCTCAGGTCAGAAGGAGCTTAGAATCATTGATACGTTAGAGCCTGTAATCTCTAACCATAAGATGTGTGTCTCCCCTGAATGTATCAGGAATGACTTCTCTACAGTCCCTGAATCGGATTACAAATATGCTTGCTTTTATCAGCTTACTCGTATCACTACTGACAGGGGTGCCCTTGTTCATGATGACCGTCTGGATGCTCTGGCAATCGGAGTTAAATACCTTGTGGACTTCATGGGTGTCGATGCAGACACCGGCATCCAAGAACTTACTGAAGAGTGGTTAGAAGAGTCTATGGAGTCTTTCTATGGATTCGTAACTAACCATGTAGGCGGTGTCCTCACTACTGAAGACACAAAGAATGGCTCTAGAAACACTACTAAAGGTATCAAAAGAGAGACTTCAGGGTACAATCTTAAGTAGAAATACTGATAAGTGATACCTAAGTAATACCCTACAGATATATTTAGTAGTAATCTTGTGGTAATTAATGTACCTTTAAAGGTCAACAGCCTGTTTTTTAATTAGTGTACTCTCCTAGTAGGGGGCAGAAAAGGTTATATATAGGTGTATGTAGCTCATGCAATAGCTCTCTCTTAAAGACAATATATCAAGGTATCAGGTATCAGTATACTATAGTCCCTTATAGGTGTACTTAAAGTCCCTTATAGGAGTCCTATAGTTCCCTTATGGGGATAGCTAGGGTTCCCTTATAGAAGTCCTATAGTTCCCTTATGGGGATGAGTATTATTAACATCATTAGCAAGTATAACAACAATAAGAACAGATGAATCGGACTAAATTAAAGGTATTTACTACCATCAAGATCATCATCATCATAGTCCTATTCATTATGTCATTGATGAATGGTGACTTAAGTATGATCGATGCTGTCCTCAGAACTCTTGTGAGTTCACTTTAGTTTTCCATAGTGTTAACGTGTGTACCGATTGGTGTACCATAACTAGCCCTAGACTCTCCCTCGGTGGATTGTCTGGGGCTTTTTTTTCGAGTACCTGTGGATAACCTGTGGTTTCCTGTGGATAACTAAGGGGTACCGATTGAAAAAATGGAGAAAATTTGTGAACCCTCACATTAATGAAAGATCACCCGCGTTACCCCCGTGGGGGCACCTGTGTGACTCCCGCAATCTCTTTTTGATGGCATCTGATTCTTTTTCCTTTTGTTATCTAAAGGGTCTCCGAAGGGGAGCTGTTCTTGAGAATACCTCTCATTGTCATTTGGGGGCTTGAGGCTATCTTATAATAGGCTGTTGGTTGTGTCCTTAGGGGACACCTGAGAATGATTCTCATTTGCATCTATCTGTAGCCTTGGGCTGTCCTGTTGGCTACCCTGTGGCGATGCTGTGGGGTGTCGCTCTCTGCCTATATAAAGAATTCTAGGGCTAGGGGATACCATGTTTGCGGTATTTTTCATGATGGGGCTTGACAGGTGATTTTGGGTGCTCTATAGTTCAGGGCATGGAACGAGAGTTCCCCACTACTACTTAAAGGAGTACACCATGATCACCCGCTTCACCCGCACCATCACCCTTCCCAGCGGCAATACCGCCCGCGGCTTCAATGTTCGCGATCTCGGCAATGGCCGTATGCAGGTCGCCTACGTCTACACTGACCGTAGGCGTGATCATCAGGTTTCCCGCCACTTTACGGCGGAATTCCTGAATGGTCGCCTCGAATCCATCACCGCCCGTAGTGCTAGGGGCGGCAGGGTCGAGTGCTTCTCCACCTCTGTTATCCTCGCTGAGCTCCTTGAGATGCTCAACGAGTTCACGGCGATCCAGCAGGACATTGCAAAGTCCTACCGCTCCGAACCCGCTAAGGTCGAGGCCCCGGTTGTTGAATCTGAACAGGACGACACCGATTTTCTGGACACCCTCAAGACGGTGGGAGGCATGGTGATGATTAATATCCTCATCACACTTGCAACGCTGGGGATTGTGTGGTACAATCTCTAGTAAAGAAATCCTGAGGGATGGGGGCGTAAGCCCCTACCCCGAAGGCTAGTAAACTATCAAGGAGTATTGAAGATGAATGGAAATGTTCGCAAGCTGTTGGACACATGTCCGTCGTACATGGTGGCGGAGTGGAGCCTGCCCGCCCTCATCAATGGCGACTACACGGGTATCATTCCCTTGGATGCCCCTGAGAGTTGCGGTGAAGCCGCCATGGTCGCCCAGTTCGATGAAGAGATAGTCTGTGGGCGTGCTATAATCGTCGACGAAGAGGAAGACGGGACGATTAACCCTGTCTTCTGCAAAGACGAGATTACCGGAACCTTCACGGAATGCATGAGGATCTGGCTTGCGTGATGAGCACATGGGGCACTTGCTCTTGCATAAAAGTTCAAAGTGCCCTATAATAACCCCATGTTCAAACCAAAGGATCAAAGGAGCCCAACACTAACCATCAGCAATGCCCCTAGGAGCCAAGTTAAGGCCCCTAGGAGCGTCCACAGGAGACATCATGTATACTCGTACCACCACCATCATCGAACGCTCTGACGTAGCCTCTATTCTCTTTTACCGCTGGAAGGATGGGGCATATGCAGTCACCTTTACGGACTGCGAGTCTATCTACACTTTCACCGGTAAATATTCAGGCGGTGAGACTGTAGAGGGCAAGCTCTACAAGTTCAAGAAAGGGGGCTCTATGGAACTCATTGGAAATGCTTCAATGCACGGCAGTGTAATGAATGCAATCCTGTCCATGTGGAATAACCACATTAAGGAGATTGAGAATGCTTAATCTTAAAGAATACCTGATGGTATTCATTGGAATTGCAATCATTCTTGGAATCTTTCCCCTGTTTGTCTTTGTTTGCAAACTTATGGGAATCTATTACTAAAAGGAGACAAAATGGAAGGAATTAAGGATATTGAAGACACAAAGGCTATCGCGGGCTCTCCTGAGGAGGCCGTGCATTATCACGGTGCGGTGGAACCTATTGAACTCATGCAATCTATTCTAACGACTGAGGAGTTCAAAGGATTCCTAAAGGGAAATGCTATAAAGTATGCTTTTAGAGCAGGCAGAAAAGCAGGCGAATCTGCGGAGAAAGACAAAACCAAATTTCATGTCTATTCTCAGTGGCTCCACAACTACCAACAGGGTGGAAAGATCAAATAAGATAGGCTAACGCTTAGTGTACCCTTAAGGAATTCCCAATTAGTGTACGCTAGTAGAGAGAGCAGAGAGATACCTAAGGTTAACTAACAGTGTTAACCTAGGTACTCTTACATTAACACCTATAATAATTATCTTTATATAACCTTATAAAGACTTACTAAAGACTTACTAAAGGTATCCCCTATGTCTTCTACTTACTATGAAAATGCAGAGAAGTTCTCTATTGATGAGAACTCATACGATGAGTTGTGTCTTACCTATGGTAAACATAGGGTAGACCGCGAAGTAACCTTAGAACTTGAAAGCAAAGACAACGCATTTAATGCTTTCATGTCTAAGAGAAATAAGGCCATTGCAGATAATAACCTTACCAACATCGGCACTGCTAAAATTCTTTTGTCTGAATCTATTCCTGCTATGGCTAAGGGCTTGAAGGACTGGTTCGATAAAGTCAATAACGGAAAGAGCGGCAGAAAGCATACTGCGGCTACTCTTATCAACACCTTGAAGGCAGACGAAATTGCCTTTATCGTGTCTAAAACCATCCTGTCTAATTCCATGTCTCGTGTCGGCCTTACCCATCTTTCGATGAAAGTAGGCGAAGCCATTGAGGACGAAGTAAGGTTTAACGCTGTCCTTTCCTCTATGTCCCCTAGGGAAGTCCAGTCCTTTAAGGCAGGAATGGATAAGCGTATTGCCTTTCAGTTCAAAAAAAGGTATGCCATTCAGAAGGAGAAGCATCTTGCCGATGAGGGTAGAGTAAAGCTATGGAACAAGTGGGGAAGTAATGAACGTTGTCTTGTTGGTATGAAGATGGTTGAACTCTTTGCAGTCCACACTAAGCTAATTCATATCATCAAAAACTTCGTTAATGGAAACATTCAGTATTCCGTTGAACTTGATGAAGAGATCGCTACATACATTGAGCACCAAGATACCTACCTTGCAGATCTCATGATGGAACATCGCCCTATGGTTATCCCACCCAAGCCGTGGACTACGCCGTTTGATGGTGGTTACTACATCAACCTTAAAAAGCCCTTACAGCTTGTCCGTATGTCTGCTAAGGACTGTGATGCTTTGTACTCTGATGTTGACATGCCGAATGTTTACAAGGCTGTAAATGCTATTCAGAATACTGCATGGCATATCAACTCTAAGGTACTTGAAGTAGCTAACGCTGTATGCTCTTGGGAGCACATCCCTGAGGCTCTAGAGATGCCCACAGCGAATCCCGCGGAGCCTCCTGTTCGCCCTATTGAGGCAGACACTGACGAAGCCACACAACGCGAGTGGAGGCAAGCTATGACGCACTACTATCAGGAGGATAATAAGCGTAAGGCCAAGAGGATCCTAGTAAACTGCATCCTCAAGCTTGCCAACGACTTCAAGGATGATGAAGCGATTTATTTCCCGCATAACCTTGATTTCCGCGGGCGTGTCTATCCTGTGACTCTGATTCACCCCCAAGGCAATGACTTTATGAAATCGATGCTTGAGTTCTCCGAAGGAGTTGAATTAGGTAAGGATGGCCATACGTGGCTTGCCTTTCAAGGTGCCAACATGTGGGGTCTTGATAAAAAGCCCTTTGAGGAGCGCATTGCGTGGGTATATACCAACTCCGACATGATTGGGAGCATTGCAGAGAAACCCCTTGATAATCTGCAATGGACTGAGGCGGATAGCCCTTGGGAATTCCTTGCATTCTGTTTCGAGTGGAACGAGTACCTCAAAATCGGGGAATCCTTCAAGTCTAAGCTTGCAGTTGCCTTTGACGGCTCCTGCTCTGGCTTGCAACACTTCTCTGCTATGCTACGCGACTCTGTTGGTGGGGAAGCCGTCAACCTCAAGCCTGATGATCATGTTCATGACATCTATGGCATCGTTGCAGAGAAGGTCAAGGAGCTCCTTAAGCGAGACATGCAGGAAGGTACAGGGGACACTATGGAAGCCCTTGAGGATGGCTCTAGCTATCTCAAGAAGGGCACTAAGAGCCTTGCGAAGGAATGGCTTGACCATGGGGTTTCCCGTAGTGTCACCAAGCGTCCTACGATGACTCTCTGCTATGGTGCTAGCAAGTTCGGGTTTGCAGACCAAATCCTTGAAGATACTGTCTATCCTGCATTGGCTCACAATCCCCTGTCTTTCTCTAAGCCGTCTCAGTCTGCCCGCTACATGGCAGGGCTTATCTGGGATTCTCTTAAGGGTGTCGTGGTCAAGGCTGTGGAGGCAATGGAATGGCTTCAGACTGCCTCAGGTCTCCTCGCAAAGGATAAAAACATTGAAGGCAAGAACCTTCCTACCACTTGGATTACCCCTGCAGGCTTCCCCGTAAAGCAGAAGTACCCCAAGATGAAGATCAAGCGTCTAAAGTCTGTCCTTTCGGGATCTATTAAGATTTTTGACACAACCTCTGGCGAATCTGAGGATGTTCAGGAGGGTGCATTCTTCCGTCCTAACCTGATGGAACCTACTGGGGAGATTGACAGTCGCAAGCAGAAGCAGGGTATTGCCCCTAACTTTGTTCACAGCATGGATGCCTCTCACTTGATGCTTACTGTCTGTGCTTGTGTCGACAAGGGTGTCAATGCCTTCGCTATGATTCATGACTCATACGGTGTCCCCGCAGGTCATGGCTCCGTCATGTTTGCCACTGTTCGAGAAGTCTTTGTAAGTACCTATACGGAGAACGATGTATTGCAGGATCTTCACGATCATATTTGCAACCTGCTGTCTCCGAAGATGCTAAAGGATCTCCCCGAAGTGCCGACAAAGGGTGACCTTGACCTTGAATGTGCTAAAGAGTCCATGTACGCCTTTAGCTAGACTTTAACTGAAACCCATTAATGTACGCTAGTAGAGAGAAGAGCCTAGGGTTCTCCTCTCTACTTTCATATCTAAGCTAACAAAATCAATTGTGTACGCTAGTAGAGAGAAGCTAGTTCACTAGCAGAAGAGAACAGGAACCTCTCAAGTACACACTCAAAGGAAACACACACTATGAACGATATTCGACTCACCACTCCCAAGGGCTATGCACAGTATCCTTACCTTAAGGATCCTGACACCAAGTTTAACCCTGACGGTGACTACAAGGTCAATCTTGCAATGGATGACAACGAAGCTACTGGCAAGCTCGTCGCAAAGCTTCAGCAGATGCTCGAAGACTTTTACGATAACGATGAGGCAGTTGCTAAGGCTGTTGCCAAGGGACGCAAGGTTGTTATGTCTGACATCTACGAGAACGACGAAGAAGGACGCATTGTTCTTAAGTTCAAGCAGAAGGCCAAGATCACTAAGAAGAATGGCGAAAAGATCAACATCAAGCTCCCGCAGTTTGACTCCCGTGGCAAGCCCATGGAAGCGGCTAATATTGGCCGTGACTCTGTCATCAAGGTTAACTTCGCTGTTCGCCCGTACTACCTCCCGACTACCAAGACTTGTGGCCTCTCGCTCCGCCCTGTGGCCATTCAGGTGATTCAGCTCAATGAATTCTCTGGTGGTGGTACTGCAGAATCCTATGGCTTCAGCGATGAGGGGGAAGGCTATGAGGCTCCCTCTAAGGAACCGTGGGAGGAACTTGAGGACGATGAAAACCCGTCTGACTTCTAATCTCTAATTAAGGGACATAAAAATGACAAAGTACAAGCTTACTGAAAAAGCTATTTCTGAAAAGTTCGACATGCTTAGTGGTTTCACTATCAACATGATTAACCTCAGGGTAAATGAGGTTATTGAGGAAAGAGTAAATAACGGTGCCCTTATTTCTGTTCCTGATCGCATGATTGTTGAACTCTCTCGTATTCTTGTTATTTTCAAGGATCCTGATATGAATAAGCTGTTCAGTATCCTGAACTCCTACAAGTTCCAAGTCTATAGTGATGATCTTGAAGAAGAAGAAGAGTTCCCCAAGGAACTCAAGAAGATCACTACGGGTGTCTGGTACGATGTCGAAGACATCATCAACGGGGAGTACGATATTGAGGACGCCCTTGAGTACACCTATGATGTTATGGTTTGTGAAGAAAGTGCAGACAACATGGAATACAAGGATAACTTTACGGGCAGTCATCGTGCTTACCGTGTTGGGTATCTTGACAGAAACGATGACGACTATGTCTTTTGCTCTCATGGTCAGGAGTTCCCCCTTAAAGCCTTTGTACGTCTCATGTTTATCCCTGCAGAGACTAAGGAAGAATAACCAACATGACAACCCGCAAGGCCGCCTACAGTTACAAGAGGCGACATAATACGGGTACTTACAGGTCAGGTCTTGAGGAGGTCAACAGTGATCTTCTCAAGACCTTTTCAATTGAACCTAAATACGAGCAATATTATCTTGAATATGTAGTACCCGAAAGAAAACACAAGTACACCCCTGATTTCGTACTTCCTAATGGCATCATTGTAGAGACCAAGGGAGTATGGGACGCAGAGGACAGAAAGAAACACCTGCTCATTAAAGAGCAACATCCTAACCTAGACATTCGTTTTGTCTTTAGTAGGTCAGCTACTCCTATCTACAAGGGATCTAAGACTACCTACGCATCATTCTGTGACAAGAATGAGATCCCCTATGCAGACAAAAAGATCCCTGAGGAATGGCTTAATGAGCCAGTAAAGAAAATCCCTAGGGGTGTCTTGTTTGATAAGAAGAAGAGTAAAAATGACCGTTAACTATAAGAAACCTTACATTGAGACTCACAAGAGTTTCATTAATTACAAGTCAAGACCTGAAACCAAATTCATTGTTGTTCACTGCTCTGCTACACAACCCAAAGATTCCTATGATTGGAAGACGATTGATCAGATGCACCGACAGCAAGGATGGCTTGGTATTGGCTATCACTTTGTCATTAAGACCGATGGCACTATTCAGGAGGGTAGATCCCTGAATGCCGTTGGTTCACATGTCAAAGGGCACAATAGCGATTCCGTAGGTATCTGCCTGATCGGTGGCATTGATCGTAACGGTAAGTCCGCTGACAATTTCACTAAGGAGCAGAAGGATTCCCTTAGAGTTCTTATTGATTACCTGAGAGGGGTATATAACGATGAGGTCACTGTATGTGGTCATCGAGATTTTGATGGAGTCCATAAGGACTGTCCCTGTTTTGATGTTAAGTCATGGTACGGTAAGGGTGCTAAGTTCCTTAAATTTTCTAAGAAAGAAACCTTTCTAGAGAAGGCAGGCCTTTCTAAGGCAGACTTTGAGGAATACAATGGTTGCATTGATGACGTACAAGAGGGCGATCTCGTCTATGTAGGCTATTAGTGTGCGCTAGTAGAGAGAAGCGACATGTTTAGATACGTTAAAGCCGTTATCATTGGTGTTGCGTTCTTTGTTGGTTTGTACCTAGGATCTTCCTATGAAGAGAACAAGCATAGGGAGATCCTAGCATCAACCCAACAAGAGTACATTGCAAAGCTTGATGAGATAACCAAAGGAAAAGATGCAACGATTAACTTACTTCTTAAAGACATGGCTACCACTGATGCTGTGCAATCTGCTCTTGATAAGCGGATTAGCAGGTTGCAGTACAACATCAACAGTGGAAACAAAGCCATCATGCAGCATACCGACAGAGTTACTGCAGAGTCAGTCGTCCAATGTAGACAACTATTGTCAGAAGGTGCAGAGCTACATGGAGAAGGTGTCAAAGTACTCAGAGACACCAATAGACGACTTGAAGCAATAATCAATATTCACAAAGAACAAAACTCTCCTTAAGTTTGTCGTAAAGAGGTAGCCTAAGGGAGAATATTTTTAACTGAGCTGTCTAGTTTCAAAGGATGTAGATGATGGAGTCCGTTAGCTACGAAGGGTCTAATGGCAGGTCAAATCCGTAACGTTGAACATGCGTTTATGGACAGTTGCGTTGGTGAGTAATTGTAATAGCGGATTGAAGTACATGGCTTTAATTGACGAGCATTGTTTATCTCACAACTGCCCAACGAAAAACTTGACAACGAGGCGTCCATGTAACGCCTACAAGTCATGACTCCCTAGACAGTTCAGTTACCTGGAAGTATGGCAGAGAGGTTTAATGCTCTGGTCTTGAAAACCAGTGGTCAGAAATGATCCGTAGGTTCGAATCCTACTACTTCCGCCAAATTAAGCTCCTGTGACGAAATAGGTAGACGTAGCAGACTTAAAATCTGCCGGCAATAGCCATATGGGTTCGATTCCCATCGGGAGCACCAATAGATTAAAAGATATGGTTGAATTTATTACTCTCAATCCTCATCTTCAAGAAATCATATCTAACATTAAAACTGAACTTAATTTACAAGATCATTTGTTAGTGACAGATGAAGATGAAGATACTGAATGTCCTATAGAGAATCTCTATAAAGCTTCTTTAGAGAAAGAGAAAGCTCTCTATACCTATTTAGGAGCTGAAGTCTTTGAACAATACTTAACAAATGATATAGAGTTCTATAAAGAATCTATTAAAGATACTAAGCCTAATTAAGCTACCTCTCCTTAGCTCAGTTGGATAGAGCAACAGCCTTCTAAGTTGTGGGTCACAGGTTCGAATCCTGTAGGAGAGGCCAAATTAGATCCGATGGGGCAACGGTTACCCCACAGAAAAATACCCTAGTGGCGAAATGGTATACGCAACTGAATTAGAATCAGTGGAGAAGCAAGGCTCGTGAGGGTTCGATTCCCTCCTAGGGTACCATTTATTTTTTTAAAGAGAGGCAATTATGCAGACTCAGAAGGAACTTGATCGAATGGAATCTGATTGGGAAGCTCGTTGGGAAGACGAGTATCAGGAATATCTTGAGTCCCTTGATGAAGAAGACGAGGAAGATGACGACGATGAGGACGATGAAGAATGAATGTTTGTACTGCTAAGTGTCTTGTCCATTATGAAAACCTGTGGACTTTCGAGTTGACTTACCCTAGATATATCCATAGTGAGTTTATGACGCATCGTGTCTTCTCACGTAATGCTAGTAGCTCTCGTGCTATCCCTGTGAAGCGTATGATTGAACAGGTGCGAAATAATCCTGTGATTCCTCCTAAGGTTTTCATGAATCAGAAGGGCATGGTGGGTGAGACAGAGGCCGATGTAGTCACTGCTACTGAATTCTATGCTCTTTGGGGCGAAGCCGCAGAGAATGCCTGCAAGACTGCTGAGATGATGGAACGCATGGGTATCCATAAGCAACACGTCAATCGCATTCTTGAACCCTTCCAGTTCATTAAGGTGATCGTTACTGCCACTGAGTGGTACAACTTCTTTGCCCTTAGGCTTGCACCTGATGCACAGCCTGAAATCCGACAGCTTGCAAGAGTCATCTATGATGAGATGGATCGTTACCGTAACAAGGAAGTAGGTGTTCTTGAGGTTAGCATTCCTCGTAAGGACTGCCCTGATATCTTTGCTCGCATGGGTGCAGATAAGGTGCATACTATCGTGTCCCTTCCGTACATCACTGATGAGGATATTAAGAAGATTGGTAAGGATAACTACCGTCAGCTTATGAAGATCTCTGCCGCACGATGTGCCCGAGTGAGCTATAATAATCATGATGGTTCTAATCCTGACCTTGAGAAGGATATGAAGCTGTACGATCGCCTCTATGATGGCAGGCATTTGTCTCCTATGGAGCATGCTTGCATTCAAGATCCTGATTACCGCAAGTATGCTAACCTGAACGGTTGGAAGAGCCTTCGGTATCTCGTAGAAAACTACCTGTTGTAAAAATGAAAGTTTATCAAGAGAGTACATTTCTTTATCATGAATCTTGTCCTAAGTGTGGCTCCTCTGACGCCTGTGGTGTCTTTAGTGATGGCCATCGTTATTGTTATTCTTGTAATTCGTATTTTAGAGCTGATGGGGAAGTAATCCATAAAAAGGAGAGTGCTATGTGTAAGGAATGTATTCCTCTTGATGATCTTGATGTGTCTTATCTTTCTGCAAGGAAGATCAATCAAGACACTTGTTCCAAGTTCAAATATATGGTGGGTGACTACAAGGGAACTCCCTGTCAAGTAGCCAACTACTATGATGACAGCGGGAACATCGTAGGTCAGAAACTTAGGTTTCCTGATAAGACTTTTGCAGTACTTGGTAAGATCTCTAATCGACTCTTTGGTTCTCAGTTGTGGTCTTCTGGTAAGAAGATTGTGATCACTGAGGGCGAGATTGACTGTCTTACTGTGAGTCAGCTTCAGTCTAACAAGTGGCCTGTTGTGAGTATCCCTAATGGGGCTCAAGCGGCTAAGAAGGCTATTGAAAATAACCTTGAGTATCTTGACAAGTTTGAAGAAGTGGTTCTCATGTTTGACATGGATGAACCTGGTCGTAGGGCTTGTGAAGAGTGCGCTAAGGTGTTGCCTGCAGGTAAGGCGTTCATTGCTAACCTTCCTTTGAAGGATCCCAATGAGTGCCTACTTGAAGGAAAAGGCAGTGATGTTATTCAGGCTATCTGGAATGCCAAGCCTTACAGGCCTGATGGGATTGTTGCAGGTACGGACTTGTATGAGAAGTGTGTAACAGACATTGATGACCTTAAGGATTCCGTAGAGTACCCTTGGAAGGCGCTTCAAGAGAAAACTAAAGGAGCTAGACATGGCGAATTGTATGTCTTCACAAGTGGTAGTGGGATGGGTAAATCCACAATCCTCAGAGAACTCGAGTACTACTTTGGTGTTCACAGGGGAGAACTATGCGGAATTGTTGCTCTTGAAGAATCTACTCGCAAAACTGGGATGGAACTCATGTCGATTCATCTTAACAAGCGACTCATACTCGACCCTGAGGGTACAGATGAAGATGAACGAAGCCGAGCTTTTGCGGAGACTATTGGAAACGGGAACTTCTTCCTGTACGACCACTTTGGGTCTCTTGATTCAAGCAATCTGCTTGGTAAGCTCAGGTATATGATTGTGTCCCTTGGTTGTAAGCGTATCTTCCTTGACCATATCTCCATTGTGGTCTCTGGTATGGACACTGATGAGGATGGTGGTGAACGTAAGGCCATTGACAAGCTAATGACTAACCTTCGTTCCCTTGTGGAAGAGACTGGAGCTACCATGTTTGTAGTGTCTCATCTTAAGCGTCCTGAAAAGAAGGGGCACGAAGAGGGTGCACAGGTGTCTCTTAGTCAACTTAGAGGGTCTGGGGCTATTGCACAGCTCTCTGATATGGTGATCGGCCTTGAGAGGAACCAACAGGGTGACAATCCTAATGTGTTGACTCTGAGAGTCCTTAAGAATCGCTTTAGTGGTGACACTGGTATTAGCGGATACCTTTACTACGACCAAGATACTGGTAGGCTCTCTGACTATGAGGCAGACCCTGAGTGTCCCTTTGATGAAGAATCTGAGTTTTAGCACAGCTATTTAAGAAATAAGCAAGGCTATTTAAGGAATAGAAAATGCTGACAATTAAAGACAAATATATTGTATTCGATATTGAAACTGATGGGTTGCTTGATACGACCAAGAGGTTTTGGTGTGGTTGGTTGTACGACTCCTATACTGACTTGTACACTGGCTACACTGATCTTGATGAGTTCTTTGATGCTCTGAATAAGTATGGTACTAGTGGGTACAGCATCGTTGGTCACAATATCTGCAAATTCGACATCCCTGCTCTTAAGAAGCTCAAGGGGGAGAGATTTGCATTTGATGTTCGAGATGTCTGTATTGACACTCTTGTACTTGCTCGTTTGATCTACTCGAATATCAAGGACACTGACGTCGGTCTTATGCGTTCTGGTAGGCTCCCTAAGGCTCTCTATGGTTCCCACAGCTTGAAGGCTTATGGTTACCGTATGGGTGAACTGAAGGGCACCTACGGTGAACAAGAGGACGCATGGGACAAGTTCACTCCTGAGATGTATGAGTACAACAAGCAGGACGTTGTGGTTACCCTTAAGCTCTTCAATAAGCTGATGGCTAAGGGTTACCCTTTGAAGGCTATTCAGCTTGAGCATGACATTGCTTGGGTCATGGCTAAGCAGGAGCGTAATGGGTTTGTTTTTGATAAAGATGCGGCAGTAAAGCTCTATTCTGAACTCTCTGCAAAGAGACAGGAGATCTATGATAGCCTTGTCTCTGAGGTAGGCTCTTGGACTGTCTACAAGGGAGACAAGATCTACAAGCGAGATAATGCTAAGAGGGGCATTAAGGCAGGTGTTCCTTATCCTCAGTATGAGGAGGTTACCTTTAACCCTAATTCCCGTAGTCATATCGCTAAGGTGCTTATGGAAAGAGGTTGGGAGCCTACTGAGGTTACACCTACGGGTGCCCCTAAGGTTGATGAAGACACCCTGCAGTCTGCTATGGGTATCTCATTGACACCTAAGATCCTTGAGTACCTGCTGATTAACAAGCGTATTGCACAGCTTGCTGAGGGTGACAATGCTTGGCTTAAGCTTATGAAGGAAGATGAAGATGGATACTACCGCATTCATGGCTCTGTTAATCCTAATGGTGCTGTTACTGGTCGTGCAACACATTCATATCCTAATGTTGCACAGGTACCTGCAGGAAGGTCTCCATATGGTAAGGAGTGTAGGTCTCTGTTCACAGTACCTAAAGGCTGGTTTGAGGCAGGTATCGACGCTTCTGGTCTCGAACTTCGTTGTTTTGGGTCTTTTCTGTATCCTTTTGACAACGGGGCTTATATAAAGGAAATCCTTGAGGGTGACATTCACACCCATAATCAGAAGATGGCAGGGCTTCCTACGAGAGACCAAGCGAAGACCATGATCTACTGCATGCTCTATGGTGGTGGTGACGGTAAGCTTGGGGCTGTCATTAATGGAACTGCTAAGGATGGTAAGGCTCTTAAGGAAAGATTCTTTAAGGCTGTCCCTGCATACAAGAAGCTCTGTAGCTCCATCGAAAAGGCTCTTGTTGAGTCTTCCGAATGGATTGGTAATACTCAAAAAGTAAAATGGAAGAAGCGTGTCCACCCTGATTGTCCTACTCTTAATATTTCTCATCATATTCTTGGGCTTGATCGCCGCCTTGTTTATGTGCGAAGCCCTCACTCGGCTCTGAACACTATCCTGCAGTCTGCAGGTGCCCTAATTTGTAAGAAGTGGGTGTGCCTTGTTGAGGAGAATATGCGTAAAGCAGGCTACAAGCATGGTTGGGACGGAGATTTTGCCATGATGGCTTGGGTACATGATGAAGTACAGGTTGCCTGTAGAACCAAAGAGATTGCAGAAGACTGTGTACGAATTGCTCAGGAGTCTATGAGACAGACTCAGGAGTTCTTTAAGTTTAATTGTCAGTTGGATACTGAAGGTAAAATTGGAGATAATTGGTATGACTGCCACTAATAAGAAGATCAAAATCATTTTCTGGTACGAACGAGATGAGGACGGGAATTACCTTAATGCCCGCCTGGAGACTCCTAATGGAGTCCGTGAGCTCTATGACACGACTACTGAAGAGGCTATTATTGAAGCACTTAAGGATGTCAACATTGAGCTTGAGACTGGTTACGACTGGGGTGACTATGAGGAGGACTACGAATAATGCACAAGTATCTTATGTTCCTTGGGTATATTGACGCTCATACCCCTAAGCTTCAGTCTGATTTCTGTCGATACAAAGCTAAGCTTGTAGCTGAGGCGGCATCCCGTGGTCACATTACGTGCTTCTTCTTTGGTAAGCCTACCAACAAGTGGCACCTGACTACTGAAGGTCTTGAGCTCTATAACTACCATAAGGATATCTACTATGGCCAAGCTATTGATTGACGGTGATATCCTTGCCTATAAGGCATCCTCTAGTGTCCAAAAGGACATCGACTGGGGTGATGGTCTTTGGACTTGCCATGCTTACCTTGAGGATGCCGTTGAGCAGTTTAGGAATCTTTTGGATAACATTTTGTTTGCCCTAAAGGAAACCACTCTTGAAGATTATTCTATTTCAGATATGATGTTCTTCTTCTCTGATGAGGATAATTTTAGAAAGCATTATCTTCCTGAATATAAGAGTAATCGAAGGAATTCCCGAAAGCCCACCTGTTATAAAGCCTTGATTGAATGGGTTTATAACAACCCTGAATATATCGTAATTAAACCTATTAAATATCTTGAGGCTGATGATGTAATTGGTATTTATGCCACTACCTATAATGACGCTATTATTGTGTCTATGGATAAGGATTTTAAGACTATTCCATCTAAATTCTTTGATTTTGGTAGGGGTGAATTTAAAGACATTACTGAAGATGAATCAAAGTATTGGCTCATGTATCAGACTCTCATTGGTGACACTACGGATGGCTATAAGGGATGTCCTACGTATGGCCCTGTAAAGGCTAAGAGGCTACTTGATGCTACTCCAGTAGAGTCCTATTGGGATGCTGTGGTCAATGCTTACGAGAAGCAGGGGCTTACTGAAGACGATGCTATTCTGCAGTGTACGATGGCTAGGATTCTCCGTAAGGAAGACTTCCTTAGGTTCACTGTAGGTGAGATCCCTCCTCTGTACAACCCCAAAATGTACTCCTAATACAACAAGGCAAATTTTAATTAGTATCCCCTAGTAGACTAAGGAACACATACACTATGGAACTTGATAACAATAACGTGGTTGATATTGATGAAGATTTCCCGTACATCCCTAAGGAGCTCCTTGAGAGAATCCAGAAGGACTTCGATATCCGTAAGATGATTTGGTACTCTGATGACCGTAATCTCCTTATGGGTATCCAACAGGTTATCTCTTATCTTGAAGATCATTATAATAAACAAACTAATTAATGGAGATAGCTAACTATGGGGGCTCTTTTTAAGAAGCCTAAGACTCCTGACATTAAGGTCAATGCTCCTGCTATTGAG